AGCGCGCTTGATGATAATGTAATTAAGCCGTTTTTCGCGGTCGAATTATTATTTGACGGCAACAAGGTTTTGCGGCTGTGGACCGGGATTGGCACGCTGTCATATGAAGGCAACGATTGGGCTGGCGCTGGCGTATTGCTAAACATTTCAACCGTCGAGGAAACGTCAGATTTAGGCGTCAGAGGCGCTGTCTTAAGCATGAGCGGCGTACCTTCATCGGTGATCGCCTTGGCGCTGACAGAGCCTTATCAGGGCCGTGTGGCTAACGTTTATTTCGGCATTAACCCAGAGGCAGCACAATCCAATCTAACTAAGATTTTTTCTGGTTACATGGATCAGATGAATATTGCAGAAGATGCCGACACTTCCACAATCGAGCTTTCAATCGAAAACAAATTGATCGACTTGGAACGACCGCGCACAGCCAGATTTACGTCAGCTTATCAAAAGTCGGTTTATCCCGGTGATCTAGGTTTGGATTTTGTTGAGGACTTGCAGGACAAGGAAATAGTTTGGGGTCGTAGTGCAGGTTAAATTTGCGCAAGAGTTTTTAACTTCGTGCCGAGATGAGGCGCAAGATTTAATTCAACAGCATTGGCAAGAGATCGCCATGCACAAAAGCAAGATAAAACTCAATCCAAATTGGTCGGCATATGAGGCGCTTGAAGCATCTGGTCAGTTGTCGATCTTTACAGCGCGGCTAAAGGGCGAATTGGTCGGTTATTTCGTGACGATCAACACGCCTAATCCGCATTATCAAGATCATGTTTTTGCGGCAAATGACGTGCTTTATTTATCGCCAATCGCCCGGCGTGGCTGGGCTGGGCTGGGTTTAATAAAATTTGCAGAGCGGTGCCTGCGTGCAGATGGAGTGAGTGTCATGGCGATCAACACAAAAGTGCATCGACCATTTGACGCGGTCCTAAAGCGACTTGGATTTGAACAGGCCGAGCGAGTTTATACTAAATTTCTGGGCGACAAATAATGGCTGTTACTGCTGCTATATTCTCTACGGCTGGATTTCAGGCGGCTGCAGGTTATGTAATCACAACTTATGGGACTTATTTGCTGCAATCAATTGCCACAAGTTTAGTTTTAGGCGCATTAGCACCAAAACCTAAGTTTGGGCCAATTGGTGGCAGCAATAGAGGCTACAATGTCACTGCAACTGGCAGCACGTTAGACCATCAAATTATTTACGGGAAAATGAAAGTCGCCGGTGCGCGATTATTTGATGGTACAACCGGCGGCGATAATTATTTTTTGCACCGCGTGCTGGGATTTGCAGGGCATGAAATTGAAGCTTTTGAAACGATTTACATAAACGATGAAGTTGCAACGATTGACGCCAGCGGCAATGTCACTAGCCCATCGAGATACAGCGGCCACATAAACATTTACACGCATTTAGGTGCGGCAGATCAGCAAGCAGACAGTAATTTAATCAACGAAGTCAACGGATGGACCGCAGAGCATAGGCTGCGCGGCATTGCTTATTTATATTGCAAGTTTAGCTTTGACGCTGACGCTTTTCCGAATGGAGTGCCGCAAATCACGGCGGTTATAAAGGGCAAAAAAGTTTATGACCCGCGCACAAGTGCAACAGCTTGGTCAGACAATCCAGCACTGTGCGTGCGCGATTACATTTTGTCATCTAGTTATGGGCTAGGCGAGGCTGCGGTAAACATTGATGACACCGCTGTCACGGCTGCAGCAAATATCTGCGATCAGGTTAACACGACCGCATCGACAACGCGGTACACTTGCAACGGCGCATTCACGACAGCAATTCAGCCGGGTGAGTTTCTAACAAATATTTTGACGTCTATGAGTGGAACGTTGTGGTATGCTCAAGGCAAGTGGCGGATGAAAGCTGGCGCGTTTACTTCGTCGGCAATGTCGCTTGATGAAAACGATTTGCGCAGTGGAATTACAGTGTCAACTCGGCACAGTCGGCGCGACAACTTCAACGAAATAAAAGGCACATTCAAAGGAGACGAAAGTAACTATCAAGTCACTGATTTCCCGCCTGTCACAAATTCTGCATTTGTCACGGCTGATAACGGTCAAGTCACGGTCGCTGATGTTGAATTGCCGTTTACCGACAACAGCATTGAAGCGCGCAGAATTGCGCGAATTATGCTTGAGAGCAACCGCCAGCAATTAACGATTAGAGCAAGTTTCGGAATGCGCGCGCTGGCTCTGCAGGTTGGCGACACCGTTGCAATCACAAACACGCGATTTGGCTGGTATGGTAAATTGTTTCAGATTGCCGAATGGAAATTTGGTTTAGGCGAGGAACTTGGTTTTGGTGCTGAATTAACCTTAAAGGAAACAGCCGCCAGCGTTTATGATGAGGTTGACGACGGCTTAGTATATGAGCGCGACAATACAACATTGTTGTCGCCTTTTGAGGTGCCATCTGTCGGAATTAGTTTAAGCAGCGAGTTGCGCCGGGTGCGCGGCAAGGTCATGTCAGTTTTGCTCGCGAACATTAGCACATCAAGCGCCCTGGTCGATCAAGTTGAAGTGCAGTTTAAAAAATCAAGCGACACAAATTTTACGCCGTTGTCAGTATCAAGTGGGTTTAACGGGACTCTACAAGCTGAAGCATTCGGAGTTGAAACAGCGTTTTACGACGTCCGCGCAAGAGCAATAAATTCACTCGGCGTGCGCGGCGAGTTTAACACAGTGTCAAACTTCTATGTTGACGCACTCGCAGCACCACCCGCCGACGTGACCAACTTTGACGGCAACGCGGTCGGATCGACGCTGCATCTAAACTGGACGCCTGTCACTGATCTTGACTTGGCGCACTACGTCATCAGGTATTCAAGTCAGACAAGCGGTGCGACTTACTCAGCGGCTGAAGATTTGGCGCAAGTTGTGAGCAGTTCAAGCAGCCTTTCTGTCCCAGCGGTAGCTGGAACTTACTTTATCAAAGCTGTTGACGACACGACTAGCGGTTCAAACGTGTCGGCAAACGCCGCCAGCTTTGTCATAACAAACGTCAACCTTGGCGATCTTAACGTTGTGCAGGCGCTGACTGAAAATCCGAGTTTTTCTGGAGTTAAAACTGACGTTATAAAAAATAACGACGGCAAACTTGAACTTGACGTATCGCCAAAGTTTGATGACGTAGCTGGCTTGTTTGATGATCGCGCTGGCAACTTTGACGGCGATGTTGGCGGCTTTGCATCCAGCGGCATATATTATTTTGCAAACGATTTGGACCTTGGGCAAAAATACACAAGCAGAATATCTAACAGTGTTACCGTTGAAAGATCCGATGAAACTAATTTATTCGACTCAGCGCAAGGACAGTTTGACAGCCGCAATGGATTGTTTGACGGCGAGCCAAATGCGTTTGATGATGTTTCAGTTTCAGTCGAAGTGCGGCACACAAACGACGATCCGACAGGCACTCCAACCTATACAGATTGGGCATCATTCACGGTGGCTGACGTAACCGCCAGAGCAATGCAATTTCGTGCGGTGTTATCATCAACTGACACCAATGTGACGCCGCTAGTCAGCGCTTTGTCGGCCAGTATTGACATGGAAGATCGCACCGAAAGCGGAGCAGATATTGTGTTTACCGGGACAAAGGCAGTGACCTTTGCAACGCCGTTTAAAGCTGTGCCTGCAATTGGCTTGTCACTGGCAAATCTGACAGACGGCGACCGCTACACAATCACAAGCAAAACGCGAAGCGGTTTTACAATCAACACATTTACCGGCGGGTCAGCCAGCACAAATAGTGCAACTTTGGATTTCGTCGCCAAAGGCTTTGGAAAGGAACTATCATAAATGTCTCAACATGATTTTAATATCGCAAATCAGAGTTTCCCGGCGACGCGAACTGATCTGAATAATGCGCTTGTCGCGCTGGCGTCAAATTCGTCAGGCGATGCAGAGCCTGCAACAAAATACGCAAACCAGTGGTGGTATGAAACAGACACCAACACGCTGAAATTGCGCAATGAGGCAAATGACAATTGGATTACTATTGCAGTGCTAGACCAATCTGGCAATTCTGTGCAGTCGATTACAACGGCGGGTTTGACTTTAGGCGCGACGGCAATCAGCGCAACTGGGGCTGAGATTAACGCGCTTAAAATTCAGGGCAAGGAGACAATTTATGTACCTGCGGCGGCAATGTATCCAAACACAACGAGCGGCTGCGCTGGTCTTGCGCAAGTTGAATTAAGCAATGGACCAGAAATTAAATGTTTAGATTTTGATTCAAGCGCAGACGAGTTTGCGCAATTTAGCGTTGCTTTCCCAAAAAGCTGGGCCGCAACAACAGTGACATTTCAAGCGTTTTTCGCTGTCACAGGCACCAACACCGGCACGGTTGCGTGGGGGCTGTCAGGCGTTAGCATCGCTGACAACGGTGATTGTAATACTGCATTCGGAACAAATGTTGTTGCAACAGCTAAGGCGCACAGCGGTACGTCAAACGACCTCAATGTGACGGCAGAAAGTGGAGCGGTCACAATTGCGGGTGCGGCGGCAGATACGATGACTTTTTTCCAAATTATGCGGGACGTGTCAGCAGACAGTCAAACCGGCGACGCGCGTCTTTTAGGCATCAAAATATTTTTTACCACAAATGCAAAGAATGATTCCTAATGACTGGTTTTGGATATAATATAAACGGTTTTGGTGTTGTAGGCGGCGGTGGTAGTCCATTTGAATTTACTGTTTCTTCAAACACTACAAATGCAAACATACGCACACTAGCAGACGCTGCTGGATATAGTGGCTCTGGACCAATTACTATGACTGTTAATAGCAATGTTTATGTATATTCGACAAGTGCTTCTACTCCTGCGCTTACAATTGCAGAAGAAGATGCCACCGTAATTAATAACGGTAAGATTCTTGGGAAAGGCGGTGGCACAGGGGTCGGCAGCGCCGGAAAAGAAGCGATATATATATCTTCTTCTGGGGTGACAGTAACTAATGCGGCAGGGGCTTACATTGCGGGTGGCGGTGGAGATGGTAGTATAGGCGTCAGCGGTAACGGTTATGGTACTGGAGGTAAAGGTGCAGGTGGCGGCGGCACACCGAACACCACTGGTGCTAATGGGGGAGTTAGTGGAAATACTAACGCTGCAGGTGGCGGTTATGGCGGCGGTGCAGGTGGCGGCGGGGGGCATGGAGGGAGAATTGACGGACATAAGGGCTCTGGTTACG